AGACTTTTGATAGTCGATCCAGGTAATTATATGTATATGTTTTTCGTGGTCCTTCTACTCCCCAACCCAACCATCGATATGCTGCACGATGATACTCATCGTAGGTACGACCTGGGATTTTCCACGTCAGTAGTGCTTGTTGAAATTGATTTTCGTTTGACATATAACGCAACTGTCCCCAAAAAGATGATGGATCCAATCCATACTTAGCACAGAACATTCCAAGTCCTGCATAGCGTGACTCAGTTGTCCATTGGATTATACCATACCCTCCCTTGTGACAGTCTTGCCAGTCAACAAGGTCACCACCTTCACAAACATTAGGAACAAACTTTGATTCCTGTTTGATGTTTGCCATAACGACAGAAAGCGCCAGAGGATCGGTGATCCCTTGACGCTGCTGTAGATACTGCAATGCTCTCGTTTCATTGAAAGAGCACGTTGCACAGATCCATTCAATCATTTGTTAGAACTAGGAAAAACTTCGTCTGGTCAACTGGTGCATTCTCATAGGATGAGATGTCACCATATTCTTTGTGGTCTTTGTATCCTACCATCCTACCTTTTGTATTCTGCAGTGCAGGCATAAAGGCAATCAAGAAGAACACAGCAGGAGCACCAACTAGTAGTGCACCACCAATAACATAGTACGTGAGAAGTTCAATCATTTCGTTTTTTAATAACGATTACATTTTCAGAATTGACTACACCAAGACCGAACTCCAGATGGTCGTCGGGTTCCCAACACAACTCTTGATAGAGGGCATTGAGTTTTTCCATATCCTCCCATAACTGGTCTGGGTTCGGTGCCATAGTAATACGTTTGCTGAACGTATTTATTCTATCAGAATAATCCGAAGAACATATGTCCAGTTAACAAATCAGAACAAGCAGCAGCGACCAAACCGATCATTGCTAGTCTACCGTTCCAAGTTTCTGCCCAAACCTTTTGTGGTTCGATGGCGACTGCCTTGGCAGAGACTTGTGCGCTCTGCTCAGGGACTGAGAATTGTGTGTTAGTTCTCATCCTAGAAAATTCCAGGGATGATTTGTCCAGTTGTAACGTAAGCGCCTACTGCTGCTACGAAACCGAGCATTGCTGCCCATCCATTAAATCTTTCTGCTTCTGGTGTCATTGTGAGTCTCCGATAGGGTGAATTAAGAAAATACGAACGGAAGTCCGTTAGTTGCTGTGTAACCTAGCACAGCGAGGAAGGTGATCTGAGGAAAAATTGATTTGATCATTGGACTAACCAAGGATTCCAAAGAAAAAGAAGTTTCCTGTTGCGATGTAGGAAATCAAACCTGTGGTAAAACCAAGCATTGCAAGTCTACCGTTGAGTTTTTCAGCAACCTCGTTGTGAGTAACTGAAACATCCATAACCTGCATCCTAGGTTCTTTAGCGAAGATGTTCTGTCTGCCGCCCTGTTCTGTGATAGTAGTCATTGATCAAGTATTAAGAACTGTTACAATTATATAGGGATTGTAAACTTTTGTCAACCCCCAAGTCAGAATTTCTTGATTACTGTGACGAAACTGTATCACGTTCGTAACAAGGGACACCTGCAGGGTCCAACCACTTGGTGTATTCGAAGTCTTCGATAGCAGTCATCATCTGATCCATATTGTCACAGTAGTACATCGTCTGGTAACGCTCTGTGTACTCATTGAACTTAAGGATCCTGCAATCTGGTTTGCCATTGATCTCTAGTTTTCCACAGGTGACATACTTGTAAGGATAACGTTCGTGGATAAGGTCCATAGAATTTGTTTAACTGTTATTACTATACACATAAAAAGACCCTCTTGTCGAGGGTCGGTGTGCCACTTTAAAATGTGGGTCCAATATCTAGTGCAAGATTGTCTACGAAGAGTTCATAATCCTCGTCTGGGTCTCCGAAGAACTGGACACCAACAGACTCATAATATCTGAACAAACGTTTGAACAGAGATGGGTTCTCGTAATCAAGCGCGATGTCTCCGTTAACAACATCCCTCAAATAACTGAGGTCTCTCTTACTGATAGGCATAATGCTACCTCGTACTACTAGACTGTAATCCCCGAAGGGAACGGGTCAGGCAGGATTCGAACCTGCGACCGACTGCTTAGAAGGCAGTTGCACTAATCCACTGTGCTACTGACCCATCTTCGCTACTGTTTTTGTAGTTGAGCAATACGCTCTGCGATAATCTCCGCTTTGAGTAGTTCGTTTTCTGCTAGATGTTCGTGCATCTTGTCAATCAAAACCTCAAGTGTAGATGTGAGAAATTGATTGTCAGAATCGTAATCATCCGTTTTAAAGGAGGACATTGTTCTTGCCTTCGAACTACAGAGCATACTATATATCAGGTTTCGTCTGAAGTCAAGGGGTGCGGGAAGTAATCTTTCCTGTAGTACCTGCCTAGAATGTTGGAGTTGTAGAACGCAGGTCTTTTTGATCCGTCAGACTCTGTGAGGACACCGTTGATGAAGAGTTGCTTTGTCTCTTCATAGTTTGTTTTACCTGGCGTAAGGTGTAGGGAGAGTATTTCTCTTTTGAATGCTCCACGTCCGAGGAGTTTAATATCTTCAGTAAGTTCAGGACAACTGCCGTAGTATTTTTTCCAGTCGCTTTCAGTTGTAACTCTCCTAGTCTTACCTCTAGGTTTTCTTTTTGACCAGAAATATTTCCGTCCGATATATTGCTTGCCACTTTGAAGGTTTGTAATCCGATAGACAAAACCGAAATAAGGGTCAATGTTCTCAGATAGAAAAGGGGTTCCTTCAAATATCCAGGGGTTCTCATAGTCAATCGCAGATCCCGTCTTCGTCGTTGATGTCACGATAGGTTGTAACTCTGTCAGTATCCGAACTACTTATACGGAATGCAGATGTATCGGAATAGACTTCAGACTTTAGTTCTGCTAGTGCTATCTCAATGTCGTGGATGAGTGTCTTTAGATTTTTCTTTTGCATTTAGGTAGGTCCTGTTGTAATCCCCCAGTAACATAACAAGGAGATGGATGAGAATAAAGCAATTGCTTTGACGTAAATCATTGATTCACTTCTTCGGGTGTTCCTATCATATCAAACTTTGTGATTCCGTGGTCCATTTTGAGGATACGCTCAATATGTCCCTTCACTTCCCAAGGAAACTTCGTCTCCGCTTCTACGAAAACTTCACCAACATCAGGGATGTTTACTTTTTGCTTCCAGAGTTTCATTCGTCAACGTGCAATTGTTCTTGTAGTTGTGCCCAGTCTTTTTCAAATCTTTCTAGACCATTGTCTGTCAAGATATGGTTGTACATTTTGTTGAACACTTGATATGGCATAGTCACAATGTCTGCTCCTGCATCAAAACAACGTGCGACTTGGTGCACTTCGCGTACAGATGCAGCAAGGATCTCTGTCTCTACATCGTGCATACGATAGACTCTAGAGATTGCTTGGACTAGTGATATACCTGAGAAAGAATTGTCATTCAGTCTGCCAACAAAAGGAGACATCATAGATGCTCCTGCCTTTGCAGCGAGGATTGCTTGTGAGACTGAGAAGATTAGGGTTACGTTGGTACTGATACCATCGGAGGAGAGATCACCACAGGCAATCAGTCCCTCCCTTGTACAGGGAAGTTTAACTGTGATGTTGGGGGCAATACTATAGTATTCATTTGCTGCTTCAAGCATTTCTTCTGCTGTATCGCCCATAACTTCTGCAGAGATTGAAGCATCCCAAGAAAAAAGATCACTGATTTCTTGGATCACGTCTCTAGGTTTCCTACCTGCCTTCAACATAAGAGAAGGGTTAGTAGTTACACCATCAATGAGACCAGTTTCCATTGCGTGATGGATAAGTTCGGGGTCCGAACAATCTAGAAAGATTTTCATTCGGGTAGTACCTTATTATGTTAATATTATATATCCTAGCATAAAAAAACACCCTTGAAAAGGGTGTGCGTTTCACGAAGTTATTTGACCGAAGTGTTTTGATTGAATGACAAGTTTAACTTTACCCATTTGGCATAGTACACTCCCCGATAGCAAAGAAAGGCGAATACCTTTTCGGGGTTGTGCTTCTCCTCGTCATACTCTGGCAACCCATAATCTATTGAGATCTTGAGTCGCACGGTCCTAACCCCACTGGTGCAAGAATTTTACTTCTGCATAGATTAAGGTTAGGAACGTGGCAGACCCCAATGTTATGAGTCCCACCACCATTATCGGCGATGATAGATCCATCTTAACTCTTTGATGCGAACTTGCGTTCAACTTTGATGCCTCTGTACATCAACTCGTAGTTACGGTTTGATGATGCTTCGGCAAGTACCTTTGCTTTGTACTCTTTTGCGTTATACTTAACGCCTCTGTAAGTGATTAGTTCCATTGAATTACTCCTAAAGTAGTTGGATTTTTAGGTCCGTTCCTTTAGTCGTTTGCGTCCCACGGACATTGAGGAGTTGCCTCCTTAATGGTTTGAACGATCTCGATCTTTACCTGTTCAGATAATTGATCGTGCTTAGCGACTCTACCTAACAGTACAGCAGCATCTACACAATGGAGATCTGAATACGCTAAAAGCATTAGATGCATTAACATAATTTTGGTCCAAACATAGGGATGAACGCTCCGTTCCGCGACTTACTTGCGTCTCTTGCGAGATGAACGTATGGATATGATAACATATCCTGTATTATTTAGCAATGTTTTTCTTTTTGTAACGTTTCCTTTTGGTACGGTACTGTTGCTGAGTTCCTATGCCTTTATCTCGTTTAAGATCCCGCTTAAGTTGCCTGAGGAACTTAAGATGTAGTTTAAATTGATTATGCATCGATAGTCATTGTACTGCGGATTACTGCTCGCGTGAAAATTGTGACCATCAAAGATAACAAACCTTCCTTGACGTGGTTCGATCTTAGTTTTCATCGTCAGTTTTTTACGTGATCCATCATACGTTTCATTGAAGAAGAACGTAGGACCATCCGAGTCATTCACATAATACAACAACGTCATATGTGGAAAATCATAATCCACGTGTGGTGTATGGTATAAATGCTTTGACTCTTTTCTAGTTAATAGATTAATTTTGATACGTCTGAACTTTTCAAAGTCTCCAAGTTCATCGGAAAAGTTTTCAGATATATGTTTCCACAAAGGTTCGACAACAATATCCCAAGCGTGTTGGGAAGAGATCTCTCCTTGATTGTTTACTACTGTGTGTTGAAACTGAGGATCCTCCCCCGACATTTCATCGGGGATAGAATCATTGAACTTAGGATCATACCCAGTTGTTTCAGTAATCATATACCAAGGCCAATAAGGACTATTCAATAGTCTTGCCTTGATGGGTTCCGACACAGAGGTCGGGACTTCACCAATAAACATAATTAAAGTTTGAATCCAGAGAATGTATCTTTTTTAATGTCTTGTTTGATTGCTCCTACAACATAGGATTCGATCTCAGTTTCCTGTGGTGCATTCTGTTGACCTTTAGAGTTCAACCAATGATTTGTCCAAGGAAGTGGATTGTTTCTAGCAGGAATATCGTAGATAGGATCGATACCGATTGCCTTCATCCTACGATTAGCAGTCCACTCAACATATTGTCCAAGAAGTTTAGCATTGAGTCCGATCATAGAACCATCTCTGAACAGATACTCTGCCCAATCCTTCTCTTCTTCTACACAACGTTGGAACATTTCCAAAACGTTCTGCTTTTCTTCTTTGATGATGTCGATCATATCAGGATCATCACCTTCCTTCCACTTGTTCAAAATATTCTGAGTAAGTACAAGGTGCTGTGACTCATCGCGTGCGATAAGTGAAATGATCTTAGCAGATCCTTCCATCTTTTTAAGTTCACCGAATCCAAAAGAACAAGCGAATGAAACATAGAAGCGAATACCCTCAAGGATATTCACATTCATAACTGCTCGATAGAGTCTACGCTTGAGTTCTTTCTTCTCCCAGAATGCAGAAGGAGAATCTTTCCAGTCTTTCTTCCACCAATTACCTTGACCCCATTCCTGAGCGTAGTTAATAAACTCATCGTATGCTGAAGTAACAGACTGAGCACGTGCGATGATCTTCTCGTCATCAAGAATAGTATCAAAAATCTCTTCAGGGTTTGCATAAACATTTTTGATAATGTATGTATAGGAACGACTATGGATCATCTCCATAAACTCCCAAGCGATCATCGCAGACTCAAGTTCAGGTAGTGAGCAATATGGAATGAATGCCATCCCAGGACCACGACCTTGTACAGAGTCCAAGAGGATCTGGTACCGTAGATTGCTCGTAAAGATGTGCTTCTGTGCATCAGATAACTCTTGAAAGTCAGAGCGATCCTTCTGGAGAGATACCTCTTCGGGTCTCCAAAAGAATCCTAATTGTGAATTGGTTAGTCTATCAAAGACAGGATACTTAGCACCATCATACCTCTGGACCCCAAGAGGTTGTCCGAAGAACATTGGTTGCTTCTTTGTATCGTGTTTTGATTTATTAAATACTGTAATTTTGTCGATGCCTGTTTTCTGGTTGGGATCTCCGTCGGAGATTTTAAACTTTGCAACTGTCACAGTCTTCCTCTGCCTCCAATAGTTCGTTTACTAGTTGATCTACGTTGTTTGTAATTTGTACTGTTGGTTCTTCCTCACCATCTTTCTTATTGTCATAAGTGTTCTGGTAGTAGGATGTTTTCCAACCGTATTTGTATGTGTTCAATAGGTCCATTGCCATAACGGAAGAGGGTACTTCGTTATCGGGATAATTTCCTGGATTATAACTCCAGTTGCCACTGATTGCTTGGTCGAAAAACTTTTGCATCACAGCGACGATTTTAATATAACCTTCATTAGAAGGCATCTCCCATAGGAGAGTGTACTTATTTTTCAAGTACGGAAAACCTGGAACAATCTGCTTAAGAGGTCCCTTCTTTGATTTTTTAATGGACAGGTAGTCTCTAGGTGGTTCGATTCCATTGGTTGCATTTGACACAACGGAACTGCTCTCTGAAGGCATCTGTGCGGACAGAGTGCTGTGCCTGAGTCCGAACTGTTTGATAGATTCCCTAAGACTATTCCAATCATATTCGAGTTCTACGTTAGAGATTTCATCTACTTCACTCTTATATGTATCGATAGGAAGAATTCCATCGGCATACTTTGTGTGTTGGAAACCTTCA